TCAATGTCGTTCTCAATAAACTCTTCAAGCAAGTCATCAGGAACATTTAACGTAGATGCTTTAACACCAGATGGGCTTATCATAAAGTCCAGTTGATCCGCTGCATCATCAAGATCCAGATAGGGTCTGCTTCTAGTAACAGTATCCATTACGTTCTGTGCATAGGTCTTAGCTGCTGATCTAGACATCCTCATAGATGTAACAGCATGACGCTCTACAATGGACAGAAACTCGCTAGAGCGTTCCATGATTTTATCTACACGGAAAATACGAGGAACGTAAGACAAGGCATTGTTTGCAGTAACGCCTTGCTCTTGAAGCTTTGCCATAGCTTCTTCCAACTGCTTTACCCTGTTTACATTATTGGCTGCTCTTGCTGCTGCAATATCTTTCGTAAGCTGAGACTCAAACAACCTAACATTGTTTGCTTCTTTCTTAACTAAATCAAATACTTTTCTGTATTGACCAGCGGCTGCTGTTACAAACTCAGATGCTTCATCACCAACATTATCAACATCACCACGACGCATAGCTCTTGCCACACGGTTTCTAAACTGAGCTTCTGTCATATGACTTCCTGCTCGGTTAAACTTATCAGAGACAGATGTTCTTAACATTTGAACTGATCTGGCTATATCGCTGTCGGAAGCTACTTTGCCCCTATAAGCCAAGTATGTTTTGTCTACTTCAGTAAGGGCTTGACGAAGGGGGCCAAGATACTTTGCTCTAAATGTAGACTCGACAGACTGATCCATAGATAGCCCTTCATCTACCTTCTTTTGCATCATACCACCAGCATCAACTAGACCAGTTGCTACTGTTCTTACAAATGGATTAGGACTATTAAGCATGCGAATAACAGGATTCCAAGGAAGCTTTTCCAATCCTATACCTGTCTCTTTTAACGCATCCTGTTCCATAGTAGCGTACATGCTTTGACGGTAACGCTCTGGTGAAACACTAGCACCAGCTGACCTAAACGATTTATCAGATTCTTTTACATTTTTAAATTGTATGATCTGATCGTGATTAAACTGATTATCTAAAAACTTATTATTATCAAAACTATTTTGATGATATTTTATAAAGTTTTTTATTGTAAAGCCACTGTCAGTCCCAAGAGAAGGATCAATCTCTTTTCTGCCATAACCTACCACTACCCCATCATACCCTGAGTCTTTTAGTTTTGATTCCAATTCTTGAACAGAATCATTTAAAGACCTGTTAAAATCATTAAAAACATCTGCGAATTTAGAATTAGCTTTTAAAAAACCTTTTTTCCCTACTTTAGCTGTAAATTCTTTTTCTGCTTTTAAGAGTGTCTGATACTTATCTAAAAAGTCAGTTTTAATTTGAAATGCAGATAAAGCAGAAAGTAAATCATCATCAGTTTTGAGGATTAAGGGCTGGTCAAATGTAACATTTACTTCTGATACTTCTTTTCCATACATAGATGCTGTAGCTTTGCTTTGAGCATAATAAACATTATCTCCCATAGCCATACCAGTTGTAGGCATACTAATCTTTGACTCACCGCCAGTGCCTCTAAAAACTGTAAATGTTGATGGCCCTGGGGACATTGGGTTTAAATCTGTAGGTATTTGTGACCCAGAAAATCCCCCACCACTGCCAGTAGGCATGTCGGAATCAACCATTCGCTTTACACCGCCAAACTTATAAGCAAGGCTACCACCAACAAGACTTAAAGCACTAAGCATCAGAGCAGAGTGAGATGCGTCACGATACTCATTTTGAGACTCAATAAGCATTTGCTCTGGATATAAAGCTGCACCAGTAAATGCAGTGCCACCTACAAAACGCTTTCCACCAGATGCCATCTTCATAACTCTAGCAGGAGCAAGTGGCAGTAATGTAGTTGGTGAAGCTAAAGATGCAACAACCTGTGCGCCAGTGCTGTCTGTTGCAGAAAGAAACGCCATGTCTTCTGCATCCTGTTTCATTCTCTCTAACTTTAACTGTGACTCTGCTGGGCTTGCACTATGGCGAAACATCCAAAGGCCTTCATCACCACCAAGCTGAGACTTTAACTCTTTATCTTTAAAAGCATCGTAACCCTCAACAGGTTTATACTGAGAGTCCATTGATTCAAGCATTCTGCTTATTGCAGGAACAAAGTTGTTCTGACGAAATGCTGCACCCCAAACATTATCAAATGTCTCATCAAATACGGCATAGTCATATTCATCTTCATTGCCAAATTTAGACTGGACTCTATTACCGTAAACCTCACCGGACTTGCCATACAAGCTTGTGTATGAATCAGTAACTGCTTTTGTATTAGGAAGCATACTGTTGGACTTTGTAGTTCTGTCTACAGCTTCTGGAGAATCATAAAAGTCTTGTTCTAAGGCACGTTGCTCATTTGTTTGAGCAATATCAAAATCTGCTATTTCTGTATCTATAGGTGTCTTTATACCGCCTTCAAAATCAACAGCTTCCATTTCAACAGGATCAACTTCAACTTGAAAATCTTGTATGTCTGGATCAGAAATAACAGGCTCTTTAGATTCAGCAATTTGACCTTGGACTTTTGCCATTAGCTCTTCATTGCTTAACTGCCTTGAAGGTGCATCTGCCGGGGCTGTCACAGCTAAGGTGTCCTCAAGTCTTTTTTTTTGCGTTTCTGGATCTATATTGCTCAAATAATAATCTGCTTCACTATTACGCCTAGTCGGGAACTCATCACCAAAATTTCGCAAGTTCTTTACAGCACTTACCCAATCATCATTGGTAACTTCACGCCAAAAGTTAGGGGTTTTTCTTTCAAGATCTCCATGTTGAAAACGAACAGAAGCAATAATGGTAGCTTTGTTCATTGGCAAATCATCAAATGACTCTCCAGTAGCAGCTTGCCACTTAGCTCTAAGGTCATCCAAAACTTCGCTATGAGAAAATTCATCAATAATCTTTGCTTGTGAATCTGAAATATTTAATTGAGTTGCAAGATCAGACGCTGCCGCACCCTTAATACCAAGATAAGGCGTAAGGGCGTCAATGATATCTTGAGGCAAACCAGAAAGATCAGACAGATTACGCTGACCAAGATCAAAGCCAGTAGCAATAGTAACGCCTGACTTCATATTTTTAGTTTTAGGAACGTACCCACTAAGAATACGCTTCCCTTCTTTTTCACCTATAAAGTCCCAATCAATATTGCTCATTATCTCCAGCCCAAAGTAGTTAAACGATCAACGATGTAGAAAAATTCTTCTTTTTCTTCTTGGCTTATTGTACCTACTGACCAAGGGTTTTCAGATGGATTAGTAACTCTACTAAAAGCATTCCAAGCGTTAATCAAACCATCAAGAGAAGAATCAGTCCGGCTTCGCTCCATTGCTTCAAATGTAGATTGAACCAATCCCTTATCCATCAAACCATACATAGACCAAAACTGTTTGGCCTTGTCTGTTTTAAGTTCACTAATAACTTCCTTGTAAGTCTCTTTATAAGCTTTGCTGTCTTTGAAATCATAGGTGTATGAATTGCTAACCAAATGCGCTCTTCCATACTTATCTTGAACATATACACTATATGAAGGCTCACCACCAAAAGACTCATTGGCCTGAAAGTGCATAGTTGTCCCACCTAGCTTTTCTACGCCAACATCTTTTAACATGTCATACATATATTCTTGAGCTTTTGTAGGAGGATTCAAAAGATCAAATCTATCCTCAAAGCTATTTACAATTCTATCCCTTACATCATTTTGTATGTCTTTGTATGAAAGAGAAACTACAGCCTGACCAGCAGTGGTGGGGACAGTAGATTGTGCATGCTTTAAAATAGGATGCTTAACAAACTCGATATTACCTGTTGATGGGTTTCTTTGAACGCCAAGTCTTTTACCAAGTTGCCTTATAGTATCCTGCATATGTGTAACAGGAGTACCCGCACTTACACTAGAAACCTTATCGTAAAAAATACTCATTACGGCTTGTTTAATAGTAGGATCTTTAATAAAGGCACTTTCAAGCTCACTACTGCTAACACCACCTTCAGATGCTATTTGGTTTAACATCTGCTTTGCTTCTGGAGATATTGTTGTTTGAATTAATGTAAAAAACTTTTCATTCTCAAGAGCTTCTTCAAATGTTTTGTTAAAGAAGTCATCCTTATCTAATCCATTATTGCTTAGATAATTTGTTACATTTCTGTTTTTATTTACAGCTTTATCAGCAGCATATGATTGCATTGCGTTTTCAATGCCTATCTGCTCAACAGATCTTATAAAGCCAACAGTTTCTTCACTAATGTCATTGCCAGCTAAGAACATGCTAACAGCAGTTGCTTTGCTTGTTCCCGGGGTTTTCTCTCTAATACCAGAAACAATCTGACCCATAATGCGAGTAGCTAGATCAGCATTCTGCATGGTGTATGGCGCTCTGGAAAATATCTCAGCAGCATCAGGATGCAACAAACCGCTTGTTTCAACAGAAAAGTTTGAAACAGCATCAATACTTCCAGCAACAATATTAGCATCATCGCTAAGAAGATCTACATCAACAAGAACATCTTGCCCTGATTCATTCTTAGTACGAAACTTATCAAACCCTTTGTACTCTACAAGCTTGGCTAATTCATCTGCACTAAGAGGAATATTATTTCTAGCTTTGCGTTCAGCTTTATTAGCAGCAGCAACACCATCTGCACGATCCTGATATGCTGCAACATAAGATGCTATTGCTTTATCATAAGCACCTCTTGTTTTGTAATGTGGACTATCAGGCCCAATAACACCACTTGCTTCTAACTTTGAAATAAACTCAGGAGTGACATAGTAGGCAGGATCTTCAACAAATGAGCTAGTGTCTTTGTTGAGTTCAAAGTAAAGAGCCGAAGCAATATCGTTTCTAGTTCCAGTATTGTAATATCCAACAGCTTTTCTATAAGCCATCTTTGCGTCTACAATATCTTTGTAAGAGTCTATATCACCATTATCACGCATAGCTGATATGGTTCTGCCAGCAGCCCTAACCTGATCAATAGTATGTATTTCTGGGTTATCTATTATAGCTCTTTGATCCACAAGAATCTTTTGGTTTTAAGCCCTAACAACATTAGTCACTTCTTGCTGAGATTGTTTAGAAACAGCTAAAAGAGTTGTTCTTTGCGCCCCATTAAGTTTAAAAAAATCACTATTTGGATCAAGCAAAAGATTGTTAATATCAAGACCTTCAGTAGTTACACGATAAGTAAGATCATTATATATAGACTTTTGTAACTTGGTATTTTCTCTATCTCTTAAAGCATCCATAGAGATTAATGATGAAACAGTTTGATGTGCAATCTCACCAAGAACCTTTTCATCAAGATCTGGGTTTGCCTTTGCTTGCTCTTCAATATCGCTTGCTGCATTGTGCGCCGCTTCTGCACCGTTAGCTGCGTATATCTTTTTAATGTAATTAGTGCCTACACGAGCAGATACAACAGTACGATCAGCATCATCTAATTGAGAGATTTGTTTTTGAGATACTTCATTAAGAGATAATGACTCTTTAATTTGAGATTGCTCACTCTCAATCTCTCTCAGACGAGCAAGCTTTGATTCGTTTTCCGCTTCATTATCATCAAAAGATGCAATTAACTTTCCCTTTTCAACAGAAAGAGCTTGGAAAGCCTGACCATTTTGATAAATAGAATCATCTTTTGCTTCTTTTTGTTGCTGCGCTAAAGCCCTGTTTTCGGCAACACCAAATGCTTTAACAGCTTTTGGCATAAGAGCAGATTTAATCTGTGGGTCAAGATCTTCAAGACCTTCTATAAATCCACTAAAAGAACCACGAACACCATCTGGATCGTTTGCATTATTGTCTAATGCTGTTTGTGCAGCAAGATCAATATCGTTAGATGCCGCAGATACATAGGTTCTAATTGCTGATTTGCGATAAGCATCCAAAACATTCTTTTGATCACTGCTTGAATATGTCTCAGTTGCTTTTGCATAATCGAAGTTTACTAATGGTTGTAGTTTACCATCTTTAAATACAGCACCAGCAGTTGACCCATCAATCTCTGCCTGACGGATTAAATCATTGTATTCACGCTTACGAATGTCAGTGCCAATGCTGTTTGTGAGATTACCAATCTCTTGCATTGTTCTTGCTGAGTCAAAGAAACCGCTAAGATCCGGCATGCCAGTTGGCTGCACAAAAGAAGTTCTACCACCTGTTTTCTTGAAAGCCATTAACCTACACCCTTATCAATACTATAAATACCACCAAGAGTTTTAGCAAAGCCACCCATAGTAGCAGCCGAAGCAGCGGCATCAGAACCAGCAGCACTAAGAGCAAATTTACGTCTTTCCGATTGACCCATAAGCCTAATAGTATCTACGTCTTGTTTGGCTATTCTGGTTTCATCATCAGCCAAAGCTGATACTGATTGAGATGTGCCAAGAGCTACACCTTGAGCAGACATTGATGTACCTAGTGCAGCGAGTTGAATACGAAGCTTGCGGTTACGCTCTATTTCTTTTTGACCAGCTTCAATCTTTGCCATATCTGCTTGCTCACGATATGACTGTGCTTCTAATTCATGTGCTTTTCTGGCTTGCTGTGCAGCCATGAAGCCCATGAAAAGACTTGCAATTTGCATCTGTACGCCCATTAGACTTCCACCTCAAGCAATATGCCATTCAAACCAATAGGCAATGGCTCATCCTGCGTTATTGTTACAGTACCTTCGTTAGACCAACCCAGAAAATATATTTCTTTACGAGCAGTTATAGCATCTGGCTGGTTTGCAAAGTTACTTGTAGCACGCCTTATCAAAACCTTTGTGCCTTTTGCTTTTACATCGAGTGTCTCATTTAAATCAAGAACGGCTCTAACTATTCTGCGCTTCTGACCAAACGATATACCATCTTGAAGCTGAAACTCAGGTGGCAGTGTTGTCAGTGTAGGTGTGTAGTTAATGCCAATTTCTACCTCATCAACCGCAGAATTAAGGGTTAAGTTACCAGTCCCATCTGTTGTGTAAGAGCCAAGGCTATAATTGCCAGACTTAACGTGAACCACTGTATTAGGAAGATGTGATACTTGCCATGCTGTTTTTGGACTTCCATGAGTATCTTTAACTGCGCTGTCCAAGTGATAATCATTGTCTAAAAGCTCAAGTGTCGTAACAGTTGAGGAATTAATGGTTCTCTGTGATATAAGATATATTCTACGATTAACATTAACTATGTTTTTAAAAGATCCTTCAGTCTCATACAATGACCAGCCTTGAAGCTTTTCTTTACGAATACTGGTAAAGACAGCAATGTTTCCATCTGAGTTAATGGAGTAAAGATAACTCTCTACCTGATCAGAGGCTTCTCTTTGAGCAACAATATCAACAGGTGTGCCAATTAAATGCTGAGACAGAATAGTTATAGAATCAGAATTATATGCTTGGCTTATATCGGAATAAATAAACTCTCTGATTGCACCTTTTGATTTTGTGAGGAAAACAACAGCACCATCAAACTCTGCTGGCTGTACTTCACCGCTGCCAAATGATGTCTGCTTCTTTACTGATATAGTGCTTGGTGTCAGTGGTCTGTTTTCGATTGTTGGGCAATACAGTTCTTGCTCAGATGTAAACACTGCAAGATGCCTAAATGACTGCATAGACTTAATTTCTGAAACTTGGTTTTCAGCAATCTGAACCTGAATTGACTGATCGTCTAATCCAGTACCAACATCAAAATTAAAATGCTCACCTACTTTAGAAAAGAACAAGTGGTTTGGCAGATCACGAGAACCACCAAATATCAATCTTTGATCATGGAACATAACGGATCTTGCAAATCCATTACGAGTTGAGAACACCTGTTCCTTCCATGTATCAACACCATTACTGTTATGTGGTGCTGTGTCGAATTTTCCTGTTATTGTTGTTGCGCTTAGATATGCTATAACCTCTACATGATGAACCGTAAGGTTTTCATCTATAAATTCAATCTCTTCACCTACCCAAGCAGAACTAAATATAGATGCGCTTGCAGTAAATGTTTGATTGTTTACTGATGTATTTTGAGGTGTAAGAGTTACATCTGGTGCTGCAAATTTGTAATACGGCTGGTGTTTAAAGCCATCAGAGCTATCAAAAGCAAAGTCAGCTAAAGTAAATGTGTCAACGGCTGTACGAGTAAGCTTCTGCATAGCAATATCAGGATGAACAATAATCATTGTGTCACCTGATTGAGTCACTCTTAACTGCCCTATCATTGCTGTAGTCCAGGGGCATGATGTAATTGTCTGAGTTATTGAGGTGAGGCTAGTAACATCAATAATATCCAACTGATTATTACTAAATAAAAGGATGTATGATTCATCTTCGTCAAAAATATACGACTCCATTTGATAGTCGGTATTAGACAAAGTTTGAAGATATTGACAGCCACCTCTGCGAGTAATGCCACCCTGCGCCCGCATACGGAAATTACGAAGCGTTTTAGCACCATTCTTATATGCGTCTGAGTCCATACGAGATGATAACAGTGGGGTAAGCTCTCCCGCTGTAAAGTTTGTGTAGAACTGCCGTAGAAGTGCCATTCATTAAAGTCCCTCTACGTTTTGGTAAATACCATTACCCATACGAACACGGTGGTATCTACTTGGGCGTAGACCTTGAGTTGTTACCTGTTGGCTGTCACGAGCCTTGGCTCTACGAAACTGAACCTCAGCAAGATCAACGTATGATTTTGCAACATCAGCTTTACGAGTAACAGATAAGGCCAAAACAGAAGCCAATCTAAATATTGTCCACATGGTAAATGCCGGAGGCCAATACTGTGTTTCTGGACGGAATATGTAGTTTAGAACAACAGTCTCTGATGCGTCAGCATTAAGGTACACATAACGCTCATAGATGTCGTACTGCTGGGGTTGGTCATCAATAGTAACAGTTTGTACCTGAACAACCGCAGGGCTTGTAGGAAGAGCATATGCAGCGTCCCAGCGGTCTACTGGAACAGCAGTAAGCCTACTAAGAGTTTTCTGACCAGTAGCAAAGTTCCAGTTATGTTGAGCAAGGCAGTCTTCTACCACATCTTCAAAGATTGTGTTAGCTACCAAGGCTTCATCAGTTTGGTCTGTAAATGAAGCTAATGGCTCTAAACCAATTAGAACCATTGCCTTCTGTGCTACTTCAATATCTGTAGATGGGGTTGTTGGCATTACTTACCGTAACCTTTTCCCATAGTTTTTGTTGTTTTCTTTTGATTTAAACACTTACCAGCAGATCTGCATTTAGCTGGAGTGGGGCAACTTGAACAAGTTTTCATTACTTAACACCCTTACCTAATTTTGCTAAAGAGCCAATCTTTACAGTATAGCCCTTACGAGTCTCCTCTTTAGGAGAGGTAGAAGGGGCAGCTTTCGCCGCCGCCTTCAATGTTGGTTTCTTAGCCACTATCGAGTGTCGGTTGCCATGGTGACAACATCACCAGTATCGACAACACCACCAGAATTGCTAAGAACAGTAACCATGCCAAAACCATTTGAAGAGTTAACGAAGATAACATCGCCAACATTCATTTCGTTTGAGGCACCGTTGAAATAACCAGCCGTATCAATTGCATTGTTGTTGTCTCCAGTAGAGACATAATGCCAGATATGGAAGCCATTTCCACTGTAGTTGACCAAAGTGAGGTCTGCTGCAACAAAAGCCATTATCAGTCCTCCTATTTCTTTAGCTGTAGTTCGTAACAGGCATTCGCATCAATAAGTGTAGCATTCATTTGCATCTTATTCAGAACAAAATACGCATCCTTATCGTTGTGATACTGCATGTTAGAAGAGACATCTGCACCAATCGCATGTCCTACTGCACTTGTGTGCCAAGCAAAACATTTACGATCAACATTTCCACTGCCAGTTTCACTCAAACCTGAGAATGGGAACCATGTAAAGCCCAGCCAATTCTTAGCTGTGATAGATCCCGCAAATGGAAGATTCTCTGTGCCAATGTATTCTGCACGAGAAAACTCATCAATGTCCATCAACTGTGACCAGTTTTCCCAACCGACAACACAATAACGCTGACCATCATCAGGAACATCTGCATTACCAAAAGCTTCCATCAAGCTGAAAGCCCAAGGCAATGTGATACCATTTGTGGTTTCATTAAGGTTGTTAGTTGTTGAATCCATAGCTTCCAAGATAAGATCATCTGTCTTACGGCCTAGTGCGTAAGCACCTGACTGTTGAGCGACAAGCATCTCATCATGGTTAATACGGAGTTGGTCGAGGTCATCAATCCATTCACCTGCAAAATAATCCTCTAGGACTACATTTACATTTGTATGTTCGAGGTTCATAGGTGCGACATTACCATGCCGAGCCTTTGTAGTCGCAAAACCTTTACCGATTTTCTGGAAAGTGGTTTTATTCTTTACGCCATTGGCAGTACGAATAGTACCACGAAGCTTTGAACCCATACGCTGATACGCCATGTGGACGCCGGATTCAAACTCCTCGATAAAGGAAGTATCAATAGATGGGGTCGCCATTCTATCATCTCCTTAAACTAAGTTAAAATTACGTTGCTCATCCGGTTGTTCCTTCACACTGGTAATATTCAGTTATCCATTTAGGAGAGCTACTCCAGTTAGGGCTGATACCAACGCTTTGGGCCTTCAGTACGACAAAACTGACAGAAAACAATGTTTTTGTTAATTCACATTTATTTCTGCCTTGATAACTGGTCAAATCCGGCTCTGACTTTAGCTATAAAGGCAGGGTCCTTTTCTTTCCAGTATTTCGGGTCATTCTGCATTGACATGAGATCTTCACGACTAATGCGCTCTTGAAACTCTGTCGGGCTAACCATGTTAAACTGAGGCTGACCATTAGTTCCATGAGTTCTTCAAATAGATGCACCATGTTTGCAGATGCTGGCATATTGGCAAATGCGGAATAGGCTTCATCAGACAAAGCTTTGTTTGCCCATGAATCTACACGCTCAAGACGTTGCTCGGCATACTCACCAAGGGCTTCTGACTCTACATTCCAATCAGGGCCACGCTGAGTATCCATAGCAGCATACTCATTAATCACTTGATTAAACTCATCTTGAGATAGGCCATAGTTGTGAGCCTTGCTACGAAACCAGTCCAGCATTGGATCATCGTTAGCAATGCTGTATTCCAAACCTTCTGGTGGCTGAAACTCTATTTCATAATCGCCGGGGCTAATAGGAGAAGCACTCATTGCTTCATCATTAAGCTCATTTACAATCTGCTCTCTTAGCTCATCTTTGCGCTGATAAAACTTACGCTCTAGCTCTCCATAGCTATTCGCAAGCTCTTCTGGTCTTTCAAACTTCTCAGGAAGCCAATCAGGTCTTTCGACTGATGCTTCTTGAGGTTGCTCCTGCATTCCTGATGCCTGAACCTCGACTGATGCTTCGGTTTCAACGCTTTCCGCTGCTGCTTCATTCATTTAACAATCCCACTTTCTTAAAGCTTTGTTGATACGACTGTTAGGGTCATTAGCCGTCTTTTTACTTGTAAGCTTCTTTTTCATACCCATCATACGCTTACAAAATGATCTACGTCTTGCTGCTGCCTTCGGAGACTTCTTAGCCTGTTTAGCAGACACAGGACGTTTAATGTTTTTGCCTTCTCTACGCAAAGATCTACGACCAGCTTCATTAAGACCGCCAGATTTACTCTTACCTTCTTTACGTTGCCATGCTGGTGTCTTAGCCATTACGTCCTCGCATATGTTGGTTTCTTACCACCACCAGACGGATTAGTGCGACGTTTTCTATTGGTGGCTGATTTCTTTTCAGACTTACTCATAGAATTAGCTTTAGCTTGCGGTACACACTTAGGATACTTACGACCATCTCCCATTTTTCTACCACATGCCGGATGCTTACCATCTTTGGTAGTAGATATATCAACCCACTTTTCTTTAAACCACTTATCAAGACTCATGAGTATTTACCACCCATCTTCTTGTACTGTTGAACAAGCTGGCCTGATGCGTATGCGCTAGGCCATTTCTTGACTCTTGCCTTAACAATAGCTTTGGCTTTTGCATAAAGCTTTGGGTTAGAAGGTTTAGACATTATTCTGCTTTCCTACCAAGTTCACAACGCTTCTTCATAATAGCAACAATCCATCGACTGCCTTCTGCATGTGCTAGAGTTTCAATTCCAGCGCCAGCAGCATGGACGTTATTCGTTGAAATAGATTCCAGATATTGTAGAAAATCCCTTCCAATACCCGAGCCAAAAAGAGCGTAGGCTTTAGAATTAAGATCTTTATCGACTTCCTTAGTATATCCTCTACCGTCTGGCGAAACATTTATCTTCTCCTTCACTGCATACCCCCACCTTGTTGTGCAGCCATCAATTGCTGCATTAACTGGGCGTTTTGCTGAACTTGTTGTTGATCCGCAAGTAGCTCTTCCTTAACGCCAAACTTCATGGCTAAGTAACGAATTACTTCTTCTTGATTGTATAACGCTGGTGTTATCTCAGGGCCGAATGTACCAGCAACGGTTTGCTGGAAGCGTACAAAGTCTGCAACATCCTGTTGGTCTTGCGCTCTTAGCAATGGAGAAACAGGAACAATACGAAGCTGTCTACCGTCTACCTTTGGTAAATCAAGTAATCCCTGATCACTATAGATTTTAATGACACGCTCAACTAATGGCTGCAAAAACTCTTTCTGCATACGACCAGCAACAGCACCCATATCTCTGGCAACATCAGCAAGTCTTTCAGAAACCTCAGTAGCTGACAAAGGTGTTCTAGCATTTGGTCTAGTATCAAGCTCATCTATAAACAAAGCTTTGCGAACATTACGGCGCATGTCATCGAGTACAAGCTGTGCAACATCAAATCGACCGGGGCTTTGTAATGTTTCAATCGTAGATCCGGGGCTTCTTGGTATAAAAGTTCCAGGCTGGATAGTGATGTTGTCAGGATTAAATACACCGTCATCATCGTAAACATAAGAGCCAGCAATAGCCATCTCAGCGTTCTCAAGAATAAGCTGAACAGTAAGGTTCAATGTTTTAATAGCTGGCATAGCTTGCAAGACAGGACCACGACCCCAAACCTCAAAGCCAGACTTTGACCATCTTGTAGTAATCCAAGGAACACTACCACGACCCTTTAGAACTTGCTTCTTTAGGATATGATTGTCTGTTTCAGAAATAAGGTAATAAGTGTACTCATCCTTAAACTTATTCTTCTCATCATATATCGTGGCTTCGATAACTTTAGTTTTACGATTAGGATCACGCTTTTGAATGTTAGACATCTTTTCGCTGAACTTAACATCAGGATAACGATGCTTAATTTCAGTAATATCCATCTCGCTGTTCCAACGGAACCAGCCCGATACGCTATCTAAGTTACCAGCTAATAGGGCAACATTTGTTGGCGGTACAGATGTAAAGTGCAAATCACCAACAAAACGACCCTCTTCAACAAGAAGGTTCATTGTACCTAAACCTAAGTCTTGGAATCCTTCATGAAGCTCTGCGTTAAAATTAGAGTTGCGTAAACCCTCATGCAGAAGCTCTGTAATTCTATCCAGTTCTGCAAGAAGCTGTTTGTTAATTGATTCTTTTGGAAACTCAGGGCCAGGGGCAAGCTTAAAAGCACGACCATTAGGAGGAAAGAAGCCAAGCTGCAATCTTGATGCAAACTTAGGCAATCCTACTACGGCAGTCTCATCATAAATATTTTCTGTACGTCTGGCTGCTGCTGACTCTTGGAAGAAGCTTTCTCTGTGTGGAAGAACATAATCATAGATCTCTTCCCATATATCAGACCAAGAAGACCATCTACCTTTGGCCTTCTTATAACGATTCATTACACTTTCAAGCTCTTTCTTATCGTCACCAGTGCCGGATGGAGCCGGAGATGTATCCTGATATTGTTGCATAACTATTCCCTTAATGAACCGGAAGGCTTACCCATTCGTCTGTAGCCAACAAAGCCCTTTACTTCTTCTTCTTGTAAAGATCTTTGACCGGCAAGGTTTGATGTACGAACACGATCAGCTTCTACTTTACGCAAACGCTCTTGCTCACGTTCTTTCTCAAGTCGTGCCTTTTCTTCTGCCTTTTGCTTTTCAAGCTCTGGATCAGGAGGCGGTGAAGAACTGCCAAATCCCATTTTAATCTCCTTCTACTGGTTTTAAGAAGATGTCTTTTCCACCAGATTTACGCAATTCACAATAAAGCTGATACGGCGTTAATATCCAAGGTTTGTTAATACCAGCAATATGTTTTATAAAACTAACGCAATAAAGCCAACGAGGTAAATAAATAGGGTTCTTTTTACTATCTATCTCTAAGCATGTGCAGTTAAACATCAAATCAGCAATCAGATAGTCTGCTTCTATCTCTCTTAACCACTCAAATGTAAATCTTTGTGTAGCATATTCAAACTTATACCATGTATTTAGCTCTGGATCGTAGCAAACAGCAAAAACATGCCCAAAATCCGGCCTATGCTTGGTAAATATTCTCCACATTCCTAGATTTTTGGCTTCTTTGAAGCAAATTATCCATTTCATAATGCCCTAGCATGCCCTCTTTGTGATCTAGCCAATCTATTACGGCCTTTCATACGCTCAAATGGGTTACTAGCCTTCTCAACAGTGGTGGGGGATGGTGCTGAACGACCACCGAGAATCACTCTACGACCCTCACCGCCCCCTAGCATTGCATACTGTAACGCATCGTGTATATGAGAGAACCTATTCTTATTAGGCTTCTCATCATAACTCTCTCTGCCCATATGATATATTCTTTTATACTGATAACCACCTTCAAAGCCAGATATTAACGTCTGGCATGTCGGGCTTATAACAAAAGACGGATGACCATCTGTCATACGGTTAAGAACAGACTCAACAGATTCAATCCTTACCTGAGTATCGTTTGTAGGAGCCGGATATGCTGTAATGCCCGCTGCCCTCAAAATCATAAACGGAGTGTTCTCCGATGTCTGCGCCATTTGATTACCAGCCGGATCGCCAACAAACTTAAAATCTAAAGCTTCCCAGTTGTTTTTTGCGATTTCTTTCTTGAGGATGTCTGCAAATCGTCCAGCTCCCATATCCTGTCCAATGACTTCGTGGAAAACAGACCAACGCCCGAAGATCGTTTGCTGGGCGAAAATTGCCGATGGCGTCCTGCCGAAGTCAATGCCGACGATAACTTCCTTACCGACGATGGGTTCGATGGGTGACTTCGCAACGTGAGTCTCCTTCCTAAAGGTTGGATATACAGGCTTACCGTCAAGCAGAGCCTGATACTTGTTAAGAACATAAACATTAACCCATAAGGAGCTTTTGCCAAGAATAATCTTGTCATAATAATCTGGCTGGATGTTACCTTGGTTCTCAGCTTTGGGGTTTTGAGAATAACCAATCAGGTTGCCTTCGCTGTCCCTATCTTCGGTCATCGCCCCGGGCTGCGAGTAGAAAGTCCAGTCATCAGGCTTAACGAGAAGAAGCTTTTCTTCATTAGACATGTACTCAGGAGGAGCAGCCTCGCCTGACATAATAGCCCACCAATGGGTTTCATCAGGTGAGTTCGTATCCATAATGACACCAAACCAAGTAGGGCCACCATCTCTCATCGAGGGGAAGCGACCAACACGCATAGTACACGCATCAACAATAGACTTTGGTATTTCTCTGGCTTCGTTTATCCAGATAGCGGTTAACTCAAGAGATAACAGCTTCTTTATGTCTTCTTGCTTATCCAAAGCCAAGAAAATGACTTCTGATTCAACAACGGTTTTATCTGCTAAAGAAAAATTAACATGATGTGTGTATGGTGGCGACCAGACAAATCTACCGATATCATCCGAGAACCAGTCACGCCATGTTTTGATTGTTGTGGTTTTAAGCTGTGGATTGGTATTACGAATAACTGCAAACCTAGTACGCCTTATACCACTTTGATTTGGCTTTTGCGTTACAGCTATTCTCATTAGCTCCATGCAAGAGGCCACAGATTTGCCAGAACCAACAGGCCCTCTGAGTCCCCTTACAAAAGAGCGATCTTTCATAAACGCCTTGGCTATCGGCCCCGGCGGTTTGTAATCTAACTGCATTAACCGATAAACTGTCTGCGATTAGCACCACCACTACCAGAACCAAGAGCAGCTACACTTGTACGTCTCGCAGCAGAACTTAGTTGAGTGGTAGATCCGGTTACATCTTTAGCTGGCTGGTCAGTTGCACCGCCACCAATAGGCCTGTCATTATCACCACCAGATCTCATTCTTTCGCCTACTGAAATATCACCAGCACTCATAACAATACCACGACCACCTACGCCAGTAGTTACCTTCTTACCAAGACCAACTGGATCATACTGAGAGCCTCCAGTATAGACATCACGCCCTAAAGAATTCTTGCTTACAACACCTTGAATACGACCTGTCGTATCATAAACAGCAGTACCGCCAGCACGAATTTGATCTTGAATACTAGTAGCAGTATACTTGCCTATTGCGTTTAAGGTTTGGCCAATAGGCGTCTGACCAATAAGCGTGTCTTCTGAAATCTGACCCTTTGTTGCACGATTGCTTAGATCACGATAAGCACCCTCAGTAGATGTCACAAAACGATCACCTTCTCGAGATCGACTAGCATCCGATGCAAAACCAGACTCACGAGTTCTTGAAGGTGCAGCACCAACACGACCACCACGAACAGGCTCTTGTGCCGTAGCACGAACATTCTGCTCCTTCTTGGTAAGACCTACTTGACCACGAACCGAAGCACCGCTTGGGCCTCCGCTACCACTCTCTTCACCCATAACAGTCTCCTTTGGCTTATTGGGGTTAAAAAATATTTTTAACAGAACGTATTAATTAAGTCTATTGCGTGTGTGGTTTACCCTTTTATAGAGACACGCTAGTTTTCTAAGGCCGTTCTCTATGACACACATAACCTCAATGGGGCCCCCTATTCTACTCCGAAGTTAATCTGTACCGCAGTCGTAGGAGCTTTAGGTGCATCATTGCGTAATCCTGCTCTGTCCATAAGGTCTCTAGCAGCTTCAAGCCTAACGTGCTGTGAGTTACTTCCTAGCAAATCTCTCATTGTTGCCATTGCTTGTGTAGCGTCCCACCCCAATGTTCTCATAGCCAGTTCTTGTCTATATTCGATAACATGTTGTTTGTTCAGGGAATTATATGCCCAAGCCTTGTTCCTACCTAGCTTACTTGCAGCTTCTGTTGGGTTGCAACCATCATGCAAGATCATATGCACCAGATCAGCCTGTGGATCAGTTACTTTACTGTGCGTTGTTCTCAATGTCGGAGAGTGTTTCTCTATGTCTTCCATTGGTACTACACCGCTTTTGTATCTGTCTTGTTGTTCACTATTGGCTTTTGTCATATCCGTGTCCCATAACTCTACGAGAGGAGATTATACACATAACGATCGAAACCCTGTCAATACACTTCTTGTATCCCATTGTAATCACGCTATTAGCACCCTACAAATATCGTTCGCTCTTGCGAGGTGAACGATCTTTTCCGAAGTGCAGCTTGAGTGTGTTGCTAGTACCGTGTATGCCCTTGGTCGGGCATTTGCAAGATTCGCACTAATCCAATCCTAAGAGTACGCCTGTCGAGCTTTGCTCGTGACGTACCCTAAGTATTGCTAATTGCTCACTTGCGGATCATCACGCTGAAAGTTGAGAACACACACACACGAATTGTCAGCGTATCAACCATGATGACAGCTTTTAGTCTCAAGAGTAAAGAGCGACCTGAACATCTTACTTGTCAGTATACTTTTCGGTTCCTTCCAATTTGCTATAGAGCGCAAATCGGTTCCTTCCAAAAACTATACACCCCAACTTGGTTGGCTTCCACGCTCTTGACACTGTGAGCCATTAAAAGTGTCTTTAACTGTCAACGCAGCAATTGTGTATGCGTGTTACATAACATAACGAGGTAATCATGTTACAACTAGATCTTTTCGATACTACAACATCAACAACTAACCACGAGATCACCATCTCGCCAGCACAACATGAGATCATGCAAGCTCTTGTATCAGGTGACTTGCAACGAGCAACACAGCTTATCGACTTACAACACGACACTGACTTAGATCTTCAATAGGAGGCTGACATGAAGATAGATGCACTTGATAGACCGATATCGGTTAAAATACAAATAGAGCAACAGTTGCAATATATAGATCACTTACAACAGTTAAGAGATGTTGCAGAAGTTAATACCAAGGCTTTGCTTGATGAAGCAATTTCATCTGCCAAGACAGAACTGATGCAACTTCAAGGCTGCAAATAGAAGCCAAGTATAATTGGGGTAGGCATAGGGTCTACCCCATAACATAACGTGAGGTGAATGATATGAAGATGGAAATAGCTAGAGAGCTTTGCACATTAGCAGATGATATCCGTACCGAGTTAAGCCAACTTGGAGAACATACAACAATGAATAGAAGAACTGAAGCAGGTGAATGCTTCGACAATATTATGAGCATGACTGCTGACATCAAACGCATCGCATATCAAAACGGAGGTGACAATGACTAACATACAGATGGACGACCTGACTACAGAGAATCTTGATCGTGTAGCTCGCAACTTGCAGGCAGATGATCGTTGGGATGACACAAAGCAAGCCCAATGGGATGCAGAGTTCAAGCGTAAGATGCACGCTCTGATCGACATGTTTGAGGATGGCCCCGAGGTTATCCTACAGTGCAAGGTTGCTGACCAGTTCACTCGTGTCTTCGAGAAGATCACGCACAACATT